GTAAAGAACACCACTAGAGCCAAGACCTTTCATTCCACTTGCTTCTCCAGCCATTTTTTATTCCTTTATCGTTTATTCGCCATTAAGCCCAAGTTGAACAAATCTTCATCAGAGTACTGAGGTTCTGCATTACCAGTCTGCACAGCAGTAGGTGTAGGAACCTTCATTCTTTCTTTAGCGTTTTGTAGTCCTTGAACTTTTTGTTGAGTTGCAACTTCTTGCTGAGATGGAGCGTTTCTTAATCTATCAAGTTGAACTAAGTTTTCAAGAGTAATGGAATCTGGGGAGCTATAATATTGCATAAACTCCTGTGCCTTTTCTGGGGTATACCCATAGCCACTAGTTAATTGATTTAACATTCCAGATTGAGCCTGTTGTGCTTCATACGCTTGTCTCTCTTGAACAATTTTTTGTTGCTCAGCTTTTAATTGCTGAACTCGATTTTGCTCAACAGAGTCTTGGTAATCAATCATGCTGTCTCTATACTCATCCAACTGTTGTCTGTACTTAAAAGAAGCAGAATCTGTATCCATATAAGCTTCCGTTGCATCATAGTTAGTTGGTTTGGTTGGACGTTGGGGCTTCTGTGGTAATTCCATAGATTTCTCTTGCGAGGGAACCTGTGGGGTGTCACCAGAAAGTGACTTTGCTACACCTTTCAGAATATCTGGGTTTTCTTGAATGTACTCTGCTATGGGAGCTACTTTTTCATACTCAGCTAGTTTCTGACTCATGGTATCAAATTCACTTGCCTTTTGGTCATACCGAGATTGCCAATACTGATATCTCTGCTGTTCAGAGCCTTCAGTATTCTCTGGCACGGATTGGACAGGATTCTCATTCTCAAATGGTTCTAGTCCAATCTCTGGTGAAGCTTCTACAGGAGCTTCTACCTGTTGGGTGTCCTCCACATTTGGTTCTCCTCCCCAGTATTGAACAGCTTGTTCACTTACTACTGGGTCAGAATTCTCAGCAATGCTTTGGTCGTTTACGATGTCACTCATTATTTCTCCTTCCCAATTTGTCTACGAGACAGCAACTGGGTTTATTTGTTGACGTTCTTGTTCCCTATTTTCTTCTTTAACCTTACCTAGTTCATCTTGCAGACGAGCTTCAAATAGCTCACCAGCTTTTTCCGTCCTATTCGCTGATGCATTCAGTTTGGTCTTGAATTTTTCTACTTCAACACGTTTTCTATCTGATAAGGACTCTCGTGTTGCAGTTTGTAAATCACCTTCAAGCTTTTTGTTTTGCTCCGTTAGTTGCTCTACTTGAGATTGAAGTTGATTAATAATACTTGTACGTTGTAAAACACCTTCGGTGTCTGCTACTTCAGTCTGCTTTAGAACTTCTTGCTGGTCAATAATGCCACGTTCATACAGATTCATGTAGTAATCAAATCTTGCCCATCTGTTCGATGGTAATGTGGAGCCACTTACAACAATCAAATCATAGTTACCCATGGTAACATCATTCATTCTGCCTAAGACTTCTCCTGTTAAATCATCATACAAAGGACCATTTAAAGTCTGTTCTTGCATTGTTCCATCTGGTTTCAATAAACGTATGGTTTTTTCATCTGTGTACGTTTGCTGAATTAAGCTAACAACAACCTTACCAACCATGTTAAGCATACTGTCAATATCATCAAGCTTTGATTTAATCCTACGTTGTGCATACTCATCAATAGCAACTGTGCCTTTGTATGTAGATGGTGCTGAACTTGGGTCCCCACTTTGTAAAGGATGAATTCCCAAAATGTGATATATACTTGTTTTTGCATCTTCTCTGTTTTTATATAATTCATTAGGCAGAGGGACAGGTCCAGCCACAATAGGCTGTCCGAGTTCTGGGTCATATTCAATCACTCCAGTTCCAGCTCTAGACCATTCTTCCTCGAGTTGCTTTCTGTTCATAGAACCTCTAGGTATCAGTAGCTTTGTATTTGTCGATGAACTAGCGTGAGCGATAATAAGAGAAGTAATCTTATTGATATATTCCTGTATGGGTTTGATAAATCGCACATCACTCATTGGATATGGATTTCTATTATGCCTATTCATTAGCGTAACAATTGGATATTCTTCGATATCCATAATTTGTATCGCCAACATTACCCTACCTACAGATAGCACACGTTTAATTCGGTCTACCAATACCTTATTGCAAACCACAATTCCCTCTGCCACTAATTCTTCCATGGTTGTTGGTGTCAATTTGGTTGTACTCCCAGGAATTGCACCTTCATGTTCTTCTCCTGGCATTGGCATAGGCTGACCAGTTTGCTGGTCAATCATCATATGAAACACTCTTCCAACACTTTGCATCATAGCTGTCAATTCAGCTACTTTGTATTTATCTGTAACGTGTTGGATTTGACCACCAGACTCTACAATCATAGCTGGAGTCTGCATAAACAGACCATAATCATCATCGCTATGAATGTATTCGTTTCCGTTTGTTGAGTCTATACAATGCCAAAAGGGTAATTGAATTTTTTCATACCTATCTAATACTTGATATGTTCTGGCATCTGTGTCATCTTTAGTTGGTCCTATTCTTGTATCCAATTCAGAACTGTCTCTTAGTGGAGAAGGATACCTCTCATCTGTAGTTGGAGTCATTTGAGAGAATAACGTAGCACCATTTTCTTGTGGCTCACTTAATTGTGGATAGGCATTCTTAACTTGCTCCTCTGTTAAAATTTTTGAAGTAATAATGTTACTTGCATCTCGTATAAAAGGGTCTCTTGAGGCTGGGTCAATAAACAAGTCTAAAGGGTCTACTGCCTTAATCATCACTTCCCCTCTACCAAAATCAGCCATAGGGTCTATATATGCCATCATAGCCCCCATCCCTTTTACGTAATAATCGTCAACAACTTGTTTCAGTTCGTTATTGCCATTCGAGATATCCCAGATATAACTCATAATGTCTGAAAAGACCCTTCCTACCTTGGTATCGCTATCGTCTCTTCCAGTTGATTGGAACTTTGGTTTGTTTGCAGTTAAAAGTGCTTTTGCTTGTTCAACTGCTGGGTGAACCACATTATCTACAATAGGGCTTTGTGCCCTGTTCTTTAATACGTTTACTTGTTTAGTTGTCCATTGGGAATTGTTACGGAACTCATCATCTTCCATGGCTTGTGAAGCCCAATCTGAGCGTTGACCATGGTAATCATCAAGGAGGTCTTCGGACTTTAATACTTCTGGGTGTACTTCTCTTGGCATAAAATTGAAAAGAAAATAAAAAACTAGGTAGGGGAACCCACAACCCTAAACTGTCATCCAATCAGCAATTCTACTGATATTCACTCCTAGCACTTTTGTATTGGTGTTCCTTGCCTCATGATGAGGTTCATACGAACCTTTATTTGCATAATAGAACCCATCCAATAAATCATCATGTTTTCCTCTCGGAAACAATAGCAATTCATTTACGAGGTCTTGCATATCTTTCATCATATGCACCTGTCCTCTAGCAAAAACAGGCTGTAAGCTTTCTAAACGCCTACTTTTAGCATTTCTTGGGTTTTCTTTTACATTTAATCCTGGGATAAACAAGTTTTCATCTTCACATCGTTTAATCACGTATTGGCGTAGCATTTCTTGATATCCTACGCTTTCTATCCTTGTTTTTTGAGAGCGATACTTTCTAAAGTTATCTACGATAGCTTCAGCTAAATTCAAAGGGGTAGCCCTCTTTCTGTAGTATGGGAGTACGTACCTGTTTCCGTCTTCGTCTATACCTATATTGAATATCACACTATAATCGGCTGTCTGTTTTGTACTGGATGCTGGGTCTACCCCTGTGAATATATTGATTGGAATTTCTCTTGTTTCTGGCTCTGTCATCATTAAATAAGCATTTTTATCGCTATCTAACTGTACTGTGCCTTTGTAGTAACGAAAATCATCTGCTTTAAACAATTGGTCTTCATCCCCTACAATTTCACACATATACTCACGATAAAAGACAGATAACCTGTTAATAGACTCCAATTCTGCCATTTTTTCTTTTAATTTTTTAATAGACCACCAATCTTCCCATAAAGCAATGCCTTTATCCATATCTGGTTTGTATTCCAGATTCTTCCATCCTTTCATTTCTTTTAATGTCTCTACCATACAGCGTTGATGCTGTGGAGTTCCAATAATAATTAACCTACCTTTACGTGGGTCAACTGAAGGAACAGCCGATTGTAGTAACCATCTTAAATTCGACTCCATCGCCTCGGCTGTTTTTGTGTTGTTTTCATCTTCTGGGTCATCTACGATGATGAGCGTAGGTCTCTGGTTCCCTATCTTAATACCACGTAACTGCTGACCTGTACCTTTGCACAGCACCATGGACCCATCCTTCAGTTCAATTTCTGCTTTTGCCCAGCTTTTTGCTGAATGCTGTCCCCAATAACCAAACAATTGCCTCATGGGCTCACTATAGTCTAGCGTGTCTTTTATGAGACCTAATAACTTTACAGCATGGTCTTGGGTTCGTGAACAAAGCACAATAAGTTTTTTTCCTTCTCCGAACATCAAATGATGCATAGGCAGTATACCACCAACAATAGAAGACTTAGCGTGACCACGAGGAGCAATAATGTTAATTTGCTTATTATCGTAATTCGTAATGTGCTTAGCTAAATCATAATGAAAGTCTGGAGATTTAGCCGAAAACATATTGGGTATACAGACTTTACCAAACAACATCATGTCGTCTTTTAACTTCTGTAGTATTTCTTTATGTTCTCTTTTATCCACTAATAATCTATTCCGTATAGGTATTCTGTTCTGTCTGGGTATGCTTCTAAGCCCATATCTTCAGCTACGTCTTGCATTACACGTAAAAACGATTCCAGTTTCTTAATATCTCCTGGTTTTGCTTCTACGACTACTCTTCTTTTTTCTTTTGGTAGGCTTTGATTTTGCTTTTCTTTTTTTTCCATCATACGTCATCCTGTGTCCTTTCTAGCTTTAATTGGCGAGACTCCTCTGTAGAAATCTCATCTAAAATCTTTTTCGTAACATCTATCTGTACAGAATCGGTGATTTGTGTCTTGCTAGGCAACATATCCATTATTCGTATATATTGCTCTGCACCACGTAGCATATTCGATGGGTCTGCATTGTTACGTGCTATTGTTATCGCATCTGCTATTACATCTAGTACATCACCTTGATTCAGCTCTCTTTCATCTAGATATTCTTGTATTTTCTTATCTACCATTCCTTTAACCTGTTCTGTTTTAAATAATCGCTTTACTGTGGCATCTGGTTTAAACTGGTCTGGACGATACGCCTTGCCTAAAACTGTCCAGTCTATTTTTCCAGTCTGCATCATCATCTGGACATATAGTTTTACAGCGTTTTTTGTACGTGTAGTGCGACTTTCTCTCTCTTCCCATGTCAGAGTGCCACATTGAGAATATTCGCCTGTATTTCGATGAGGTTCGTACAAAAGCTTTGCTTTATCACTAATCCACATTCTTCCGTAGGGCATTGTAACTTGCTCAGCATCTTTATATTTCTTTCTTTGGACACATTCTGCTACATAATTATCATCTGAGATTGCCAAATCTCCTTTCTGGGCTTTTTTCCAATGCACATACTCCAATTCCCTGTCATCAGCTTCCTGTTTGGTGTGAATGAAGTACGTAACGTCATTCCAGTTATTTATTTTCAGTTTTCGTGTGAGATAGTCCATTTGTGCTTACTCTTTCGTACTGCCAATGCTCCAAACACCAGTTATCGTCTTCCAAATCAATGTGTTTATAGGTATGTTTTGTAGAATCTTGGTCATATACGCTGATAAATTCTCTGTCTTTGTCAAATTCGTATCCTCCAATGGTGTATTCATCACATTCAGAGAGGAGAACTATGGTTAATATTGTTAATAGTGTCTTCATTTCGTGGTATGGGTATCTTATATCTATTTAGGGTTGCAGTATCCATATGTCCTAGCTGACATATCTCTATTAATGCTTTTAATAAGTACTTTCCACCTTGTGCTGGTGGAGGGTAAATATTATCTTCATTCTTAAAAAATTGTAATCCCATCAGAATCCAATCGTAGAAGGTCATTGGAATACCATCATAAAGAACAATCTTGTCTTTTGGGTGTTTTCTACCCTTTTTGAAGGAAACATGGGACATTACTTTCCCACCACAGAAGTGTTAATACAGTAATGTATATAAAGATAGCTGTATAACACTACTGTATATACACTACTGTTATGTGTCTTTACTGTATTGTATACATTACTGTTAAAAAACAACATTGGCAGTATAATCCACAAGTGTTTTTTAATCGTATTTGTAAAAAATTCCATTTTCTTCAATATTGACGTTATTTCTGTCTAAAACCATCTCGTTAATTCTTTCCGTAATAAGGAATTCTGACTCTGTAATAGCGAATTGAGTTAGCAATTCTTCGTAATCCTCGCCTTTTACTTCAGCTAGAACAAATTTTTTCTGTTCCTTATCCCAGATTTCAATTTTCATATGGCAATACTAGACTTTTGGGTAGGGGATACCACAATATACAATTTTGAAAATTTCACTTAGAATGGGTGTGAGAGATATACAGTATATCCACCCCCCTCAAGTTAGGTCATATGGGGGTC